GCTACGCTCCCGAGGATATACTACTACCAGGGTGGTTAATCCTGCATGGTTGTCCTCTGTAGCTTAGAAAGAAATAAATCTTTTACATCTGAATCTGCCAACTCTGCAATTCCAGACCGTGGCTTACTTAGATAATATAGGTTATATTGACCTATAAATTCGAGTGTAAGACACTTGTCCAGTTTCGCAAAGAGGTTGTAACAGAGTCTGATACGCTCCTTTTCTGATCAGTCAATACTTAAAATATTGATGTGATCTAAAAGAGAAAGAAGCGTTTGAGTATCAACTTCCTTTTCTGACTCTAGGAGTACACGTATCTTTAATAGATCGGATATACTCTTGTCATAGGAAAGAAGATAATACCAAGTACCAGGTTTGATCCAAAATAGGACTAAATCAGCAATAAAGAAGGAACCCAATCTGTTTTGAGTTACCCTAAATCCTTTAAATAGGAGATATCGTATGGACGACGATACCTGAGCTTTAGTAGACTTATACATATTAACACATTCGTTAACTAGAACGTTGTTAATATATAATTTAGTCTTAGAAAACTCATTTTTATTTGAGATAGAATATCTATCCAGGATTTCCTCGGTAGACTTCTCATCTGATAGAGTTTTTAGAATCTGAGCTCAGACAAAGTACCTTGAGTTGCAAAACTTAGGTAATAGTTCAAGGAGTTTACCGTTAGTAAGTATTCCAACACGCACACTTTCATTAATCAGTGCGACCAGGTAGAATCTATGTCTTATGGCACGAAGAACTAACCCAGGACCAAGAGGAGAAAAGTTATTCACTTTTCCCTTCAGTACCTTTGCAAATTCAGTAAATTTGTCAGAAATAACAGATTTACTTAGGTTAATAGAAACACCAAGCTTAGAAATAAGATCTTGATATTCTATTGCAACCATTTCGTTACCTATAACTATATCATCTCCTAATACACAATAATCTTTGAAATTGTGTAGACCCACCCGTGTAGAGGCAACTCTAACCAACACGTGATGTGTTAAGGCTAGCATACCTCAACTGGAGTAGGCCCCCATCGGTTGTCCGACGGCGTAAGAAACACTTTTGTTTCGGAATCTCCAAGAGTGAGATAATAATGCCCTTCAAGAGTCACCATCTTGACCCATAAGGTTAAGAATGTCGACTTGAAGTTTTATAGGAATTCTATCAGTTGCAGCACTTAAATCAAATCCATAAAGTTTACCTTTATGGGCCTTAAGAAGTTCATCAAAAGGCTTCATTTGATTGAAGGTACCGTCTTGTTCAACCTTTCTCAGGAATGAGAAGATCGAATCATGTAGCGGCTTAAGAGCAAGTTGAGATCACCAGTTTAATATTGCTATTACTCTGGCTTTTCCAGCTTGATCATAAACAACTGAAAGTTTTCCTAAATCGGCTTTATTACCTCCTAGTGCTAAGTTCACAACATAAAAAGGTGTTGAGAGAACTAAGATTAATAAAAACCAAATCGAAAAGAGAAGATTTCGTAAGCCGAGGAACCTCAGATAGTACAATATGAAGATGGGCTTGTGTAAAAAGGCACAAGCGTCAGCTTCAGTACCCCAAATAGCTTTACGGCTGTTTGGTCCTGCAGATTCACCTCCAATTAGTGAAATGCTTCTTTGGGTCAACCTTATCTTTCCATTCTGAGTAAGATCGTTAATCGCAGGTTTTAGTAGAGCTGGACTTAAAGTTTCAACAGAGAAATCTTTAAGTGGCTCAACTATCGTTGATAAATCAACTTTAACCTTCGTAGAAAATACTCTATAGATAGATAAGACTGTTAGAACCGCTCTTATATCCCTTTCTCTTTGAGGAAATACAAAAGATGAAGTTTGACCTTCTCTTAGTATTTTTCGAAGATTAAGAGGTATAATTGTTGGGAAACCAGTGTAGTCCACCTTTACTCTAGTCTTTAAAGGATTAGATTTAGATGGAGACCCACTAAGTGCTTGAACAGTTAGTCTCATGGCTTCTTTCATATAATTAAATGTGAAATTGAAACCATTCTTTTTAACAAGACTAGCTATTCTAGAACTTAGCAGATGTAAGTCAGATTTAATCTTACTATCTACAAGGGTTAGCGTAGACACTATACCAATATATCGTTTAAACTCTGAGAGTTTAATTCAATGTTTTTGGTCTAGTGTTTTCTTATGACTTATTTTAAAACCATTAAATATATTAAAATTGTATTTAGTAGCTTTAGATTATGTTTATAAGAACTTGGTATCACATTCTCACGAATGCGTGACCCGAGTCGCTAGCACAGGTCTACATCCTATCATCAAAGATCAGTGATGAAGAGGTGATAACAAGTCCCCCAATCTCAGGGGGAATAGGTAGGCATGGTTCTAATCAACCTGTTTGCATAGGATGGTTTTCCTATGGGAAGGTCTTTCGAGCCATTGACTTGATCTCTGGTAAACTGATAACCAGATGAAGGTCGGCGTGGGGAATGCTACCACATGCTAACGGCGCCAAGGTATTCTCTTTCGAGG